ATCAAAAGTATGTTATCCAACCTAGTGAGTTTGTAGTTAAAAATAAAATGTTATTTCCAGAAGGTAACGCTATAAAATATATAGTACGTCATCAAGATAAGGGTAAGAAACAAGATATATTGAAAGCTATACATTTTTTAGAAATGATAATTGAAAGGGATTATTCATGAGCCATTATAGCGATTTAAATAAAGAAAATAAAGAACTTAAAATATATAGACCATTTGGTCCATCTATTGGACATTGTAAATTACCACAAGAACTTATTGATGATTTTAATAAAGACTGTGAACATATTATGGATCACGAAGAAAAAAAAAGAACTCATGATTTTTCTGATGAACTTGTAGGTAATGTTAAACAAGAATTAGTTATTTCACCTGAAACATTCTCTAAATGGGGAACTTACTTTGGTAAGTTAATGGATGCTTATATAGCAGCACATCCTGAAAATCAAAAAGAGTTAGAAAAAATAGTATTTAAATCAGGATGGTACGTTCGTACATTTGCTGGAGATTTTAATCCAGCTCATTACCACACTAATTGTCATATGTCTTGTGTGGGTTATCTTAAATTACCTGATGATATAGAAAAAGAATGGGCAAAAGAAGATAATGATCATTATCCATCTGCTGGTGGTATTGAAATGCAATATGGACAAGTCCATTTGTTCTCAAATAATACTGTAAGGATTAGACCAAAGGTTGGTGATTATTATATTTTTCCTTGGTGGATGTACCATATGGTATACCCTTTTAGATCTAAAGGTGAACGTAGATCTTTTAGTTTTAATGTCTTTGGTAAACCTAAAGAGGAAGAACCTAAACCTAAAATAATAACTTAATTAGCTAAAGGATTAGAAGTAGATACTTTTATTTCTTCTATCTGTACTTTAAGTAATTCTATTTCTTTAGAATTAACTAACATTTTAGTATGACCATGTTTTTCACCCAATGCAGCAACCTTTTCTTCAAGGACTGCTATTTGTGCAGAATGATCTATTGATGATCTGCCTTCTATCTCATTAAGTCTAGTAGTAATCTCGCCATATTTAGTAAAGCCACCACCAATTGCAACAATTGCTGCAATCAATGCTGCTATACCTGCTAATTGATCTTTAATTTTACCCATTCTTTAACTCCTGTAGTTCTAATAATAATCTTCTTTTTTTAAGATTAATTTCGTTTAACTTTTGTTCTTTAATAAACACCTTATCATTAACAATATAATTATTTAAATTAACATTGTTGTAAATTAATCTAGGATCAAAGATGTTTAATTGATCTAGATATATGTCTTTAGGAAGATAAAATTCTTTATTAGAGTAACTATTTAAAGATGCTTGATCTCCTGCCATAGCATCTAATTTAATAATATTTTTAACTGCAAGATTTTTAGCGATGTCTTTAACTTGAGCATCAACTTTATCCATTACTTTACTTATATTGATAGTCTTTTTCGATTGTATAGTTTTTTGTTTGGAACTATTTGTTGTCGAAACGACTTCTGTTGTAGACTCCTCGCTAGAGGATTCTTCTTCTTTAGCTTGTGTTTGAGCTTTTGGTTCTTCCTTAGTTTGTTCTTCTTCTTGTACACTAACTACTTCTTCCTTTTCTTCCTCTTGTACCATCTCCTCTTTTTCAGGAGCCATTGATATTGGAGCTTCTTCTTCATAAATTTCTTCTACAATTTCTGTAGCTTCTTCAATAAACTCTGGTTCTTCTTCTGTAAAAGTAGCTATTAACATTTGAGGTTCAAAGGATTCTTTAACTTCTTCCATAACCTCAGCAACTATTTCTTTAGTTATAATTTCTAATTCTTGTGGTTCTGGTAAAGTTTCAATAGCTATAGATTCTTCTTCAAAAGTTTCTATTAATAAAAGTTTAACTACTTCAGTTAATTCTTCTTGTATTTCTGTTAATTCTGTTTGAACAGCGGTAGATAATACTGTGTCATCATAAGTCATAGTAACAGATATATTATCTAAGTTTGGTCCACCAAGAGTAGAAGGAGCATTAGCATCTGTTCCAGCTATATTAAGATTACCAAGATTAGAATTTTCACCTGTATATATTAAGGTGTCTGAGAAATTAGCTCCATTAATCCCAGTAATATTAGTTCTAACATTAGTAGTTTCAGCAAGAACGTTTCCATTTGAATCTTTTATCTTAAGTGTAATAGTAAAACTGTCTGCAGGTCCACTTCCTCCCCAACATCCACTTACTCCACACTCACCATTCTGGACTTCAACAGTACTATTAAGAGTAATACCATTGTTAAGCATATTCTGAGTAATGGTATCTGTAGATAAATTAAATTGTTGTTCAATTGAACCACTATCTCCAAATTCTAAATCATAATTACTAGCTACATTATTTAATGTGCAGCAATCATTTAAAACATCAACATTCCCTGTAGTTGTCCAACCATTAGCATTGCCAGTTTCAAAGTTACCATTAGTAATTAAATTACTTGTCGTCTTTTCTGTTGCTAAAGTTGTATGGGTTAATGTCATCAGCAAAAGTATTAATACGATATATCGCATAAGCCATTATTCCTATGAAGATTACAAGCCAGAGCATTAGCAATCGCAATCCTTACATCCACATTCTATACAATCTTGTTCACAATTACAGCTACAATCACATTCTCTACAAATCATCTAGAATCCTTCCATTCTATGTTTTTCTTATTTTTAGTTTCGTTTAAAATTTTCTCTTGTTCTAACTTTTCAAATTCTATTGTCATTAGACGTTGTTCTTCTTCGTCTTTCTTAAGTCTTTCTTTAATACGAATAGTGTATGCTTTGTAGTCAGGTCTTTCGTGATCGTATTTAGACCATAAAGCCATAGCGTCTTTACCTATTTTTCCATCAATAGGACAAGGAGTTCCAGCTTGGATCATAGCTTCAAAAACTCTTTCGTCTTGGCAAAGTATAGCTACTGCTGCTACTTTCATACCAAAGTCTTGAAGTATTCTAGCAAGTTTTAATCTTTCACAATTTTTGTCAATAACGTGTTTACCACCTGATAAACCTATACCAAAAGTTTGAACACCAACTGAAATACCTACAGCACAAACATCTTGAGTCATTGAACTGACAGGTGGAGCTGACGCTGATGGTGGTGCAGATCTTATATCTGAATTTGTAGTATTATTTGTAGTAGAAGATGAGCTACTTCCTGATTCATAAGTAGTAGATCCTCCAGTATAATTTCCTTCTATAGATGTGTTAGATCCACTTACGTTTGATTGAGTATTTAAAGCGTAAGCAGTTGTTGTAAATAATAGTATAAATATAATTATGTATTTCATTTTCCCTCATTAGTCTAATATCAAAGAAGTAATCTTCTTTTCCCCCATGTAAATTTCTATATTTGCTTTAGATTTAATACATTTGTAGACAACTCTATCTGTAGTACCTTTATCTTTCATTGCATATCTTTTTGCTTTAAGACATTTAGATAAACTTTCTTGTATTCTATGCTCCTTAATTTCGTGGTCTTGCAAAAGTAAAAGGGCAAATACAGTTTCTACAATCATTGGTGCTTCCCATTTGTTCTAATTAATTTTTCTACATCTATTTGTAGTTTTGATACTTGTTCTTTTAAAAAATCTATATTAATTTTATTGTTTCTCATATCTTTTAATTCTGTTTCCATAGACTCAATCAAGCCACTCATATGTTCCACAAGCATAAAAAGCTCTGCCTCCCCAGATGACTGACCTAATTCACCTCTTGGATATTTAATTCTAAATTCTGAGTTAGCTTCTAAATCTTTTTCCATTAACTCCAATTTAGTACTATGCTTATTAAGAGTTTCTACTACTCCAAAATATGCCCAAACACCTATAGCAACTGCTATAACTATGCTAATAAGATTTTTCATTGGCATACTTATAGAAGTATTTTCTGATACTTTCATTTAGAGTGCTCCTTATCCCAAAAGGGCAGCATATGCCCTGAATTTCTATAACATTTAATACAAGCATGTTCTTTACTAGCAAAAGATACGAATGCTTCTGTATTAATTATTTCTTTTTGACACCATTTGCAGTTTCCTACAATGTGTTCTCTAGTTTGATTTTTTGTCCAAGTCTTTCGTTTCATTGATTTCTTTATTAGCTTGTTCTAAATCTGAAGTAGTATGTTCTAACTTTTGCAAAGCTCTTTTAAGAGCTGCATCTTTAGATTTATTTGCATCTTCTAATTCTGAAATCTGTTCTTTGAGTACTCGGACTTGTTCTTTATACTCAGTAATTATATCTTTATAATCTTCTGACATTACTTAGGTTTACGCATTATGTCAGCACCTTTAAGACCATAAATTGCTGAAACTATTCCTATAAAAATTGCTTGATACCAGTAAGGTAGCTTTTTAAAATATTCAAAAAACATATCTAATCGATCACGTATCGTAGGATCGTCAGTGAAAATAGAATACACCAGTACAAGAATAG